GGGACGTAGAGAACGGTAGGGCGACCATTGCACGAGGTAGCAGACGTTGTGCTATCATACGTGCCATTGTTGACGAGCGAATCCAGTTTGGATGCAGTGTCGTAGTCGGCAGTAAGGGTCTCCCAGAGATAGAGCCACTCACCGTAGTGACGATCGATCACCTGACCGCCGATTTCCACTTCAATCTGATGGAGCATCTGGTATCCCAGACGGCGGGCAGAGGCAGCGGTCCACTTGACGGTGCCCGTGTTCGGAAGCGTGATTTCCACGTAAGTCTTCCAGACAAGGTCGGCGTTGCGGTTCACCACGGCAACGAGGCGCTGACCGTAGACGGGAGCACCAGTAAAGTTCACACGGAACGCCTCCATGGCGAAGTTGGTGTGACGCTTGTAGAGAATCTTCCAGAACGTGATATGGGGATTGCCGGAGAGGTAGGCATCCTGGGCGCCGTAAGCAACGAGTTGAAGTAGACCACCACCCATTTGTGTTTATACTTTGCGAGGATAAATTCTACTTGAGTAGGCTCCGCGCGCACATGATGTAGAGGAAAAGACTGTTCGCAACCGCGAGGGTGAGAACGACAACCGCACGGGCAATGATGGGAATTCCCATCGACGGCCGAAGCATCATTCCTATGCGTACATCATTGATGAGTCCCAGACCCGCAAGGATCGACACGATGATGAACAGCGCGTAGAAGTAGTTGCACACCGTCTCGTTTGAGATGCCCTTCGTGGTTTCAATCTCCTTGTCGCTCATTTTATACTTAGGCAGATATAAATGGAAATTTCTGGTGGAACACGTGCGTACCGTAAGAAGTTCGACAAGTGCGTGAAATCAGTGCGGAAAACCGTAAAGGCGCGCAAGGGTTCCAACAAGGAATCTGCTGCGATTGCTATCTGTACCAAGAGCGTCCTCCAGACACGCGGACGGACGATGAAGAAATACCGCAAAGGTCGCCTGATGACACAAAAGACTTTTCACTAGACCAAGAAGACCCGTCGCTACACCCGCCGCCGGTAAAAAAACTAACGAACATATAAATGGCGGAGAACAATGACCACGGACTCAGCGAGGAAGACATGGCTGACAACCTCCAGAAGATTTCAAATCCCCTTCGCGCACTAAAGGCTAGTTTAGATGGGGGAAATGCGCTTGACGAGGTCAAGGCTGCACTCAGTGCTTTTGTGGATGTACATGAGGAATGTATGGCGGGCGAGGTACCAGACCCCGAGCCGTGGCAAGGATACACTGGTGTTGGATTTGGATTAGGAGACGACTTCGATATAAAAGTGGATTACATTTATGGAGTAGGTGTTTCAGTTATAACAGCAAACAACGTTGCACTGGCACGTACTTCTGTTTTGCGTAGACTAAATGATCTTATTCCTATGATCGACGCACGCGAAGCAGGGCCTGCAGACGAAGATGTAGAAATGAATGGTGGTCGTAAACGTCGTCGTGGTAAGAAGACCAAGAAGGGTGGTAAGAAGACGAAGAAGACTAAGAAGTCTCGTCGCTACACCCGACGCCGGTAAGTGCCTCGCGACATGCCATTTGCTCTGCCTTTTTGCGTGTCGATCCAACTCCATAGGCGAGATGCTTTCCAGATCCATCGCAAACGGCAACCCGAATCTCGTTGAGTTTCGTGTCATTGGACAGCATCACATAAGTGGGAGTACATCCTAGCGTCTTCTGACAATACTTTTGGAACAAATCTTTGTAGTTGGTCCCCGAGTTGACCACCTCTTCAATGTCTAGGTATGCTTCCATCACTGTCACAACGAATGCGTAGACGATATGAAACCGATTTCCACAATCGGTCCACAATGCTCCAAGAAATGCCTCGAAGATATCTCCGAGTTTCTTAGAGTTGTTCCGTCCATTGATGGCAACCGATTCCTCATTGTGTCTGCTGATCACATAGAACCGGTTCAGTCCAATCTTCTTGGACAGATCGCCCAGTCTCTCATTGTTGACCAGTTCCTTGCGAGCATCGGTCAGAAACCCCTGCTTTCGCTCGGGATACTTGCGACGAAGATAGGTGGCCACACAAACACCGAGAACACTGTCTCCCTCAAACTCCAGACACTCGTAGGACTCGTCTTGCAGAGGCATCACACCCGAAGGACACGGCGCGAGTTGCGCAGGGTCTCCATTGGGAGTTGTATACTCTGTCCTTCTCACGTAGGTTGTATGAACCATCGCTGTCTGATAGACTTTCTGATTCTGAACTCGGTAGTGCGGAAGACCATGCTTTCTCAAGATCGCATGAATGTCCTTCTCATTGAAATACCTATTTCCAGGATTGTAAGGGTTATACACGTCGGCCATAGGGTTGGTATATTTGATTAGCAACTTTCCGTTTTAAAATATTGTGTTGTTCCATATCATACACAACTATTGATGGTGAAACCTTTGTACACACTGGCACTTCGGGCTTTACGCGTGAACCAAGAAGTTGGAGCGCACCTGACTAGAATCCAACATGGATTCCTGCCGGAAAAAAGTATACTTCAAACCCAACACACGATTTTACAATTGCAAGAGATGCTCGCAGAAATGCAAGAGGCACTCAAGGCGCCCACCAGTTCCAATCATTCTATTCCTCTGAAATAGACTTCAAATCAAACGAATAGTCTTTTGCCACCAACTTCGGCTCGTGCCGAATCACAATCTCGCGAAAGACATCTTCTCCGTGCTCGGGAAGAATGTCTAGCAGATACTCTTGCAGTTGCTTCTTGGAGAGGGTCCATCCCTTCTTCCATTCCAGAGGCTTCTTCACCACAAAGACCATCTTGGACTGATTCAGTTCAATCTTCTCGGGGAGTTCCTTCTCGGAATACGCTGCCGTAAGATCCAGTTCAATAGACCCACGCTCGTCGCGAAGATCGCGTGCCTTTGCGTTGATCTCATTCAACTTCTTCGTAACCTCCACGTAACGCTTAAGCGGGGATGCCAGAGTCTCCATTGTACTTCTTTCTTTCTGGGACCGCTGTAATCCGTTTTACCAATCAATCACAAGACGCTTTTCTACTCCACGAATTGGGTGTGTGATTGTCATGTGGTTTACGGCATGATCCGGAAGTCGTTTTTCAACTAGACCTTCCAGAGTTATATTGCATCCACAACTTCCACCCGGAAGAACATAGATATATCGCCGAAGACCCTTCGCCTTCGCAGCGTCCACTCCAGCAAGAACAGCGTCTACAAGTTCTTCCATTTGCTATTAATAATAGAATGTCTTGGTTAGATGAAGACGAAGTAGAGAATCTCAGAAAGGTCTACAACAAAGAGCATTCGCGCGAATCAGAGATCCCGAAAGGACCTGCCGAAGAAGTGTGGGCAGAACTTCAGTCTCGTCTGCGAGCGAAGTGTAAAACAGGTCGCGCGGAATGCATTGTTGCTTCCATGTTGAAACGCCCCAAGGCGCCCTCAGAGTGGTCTCTCAATCGATATGAATGGTTGTCAAGTGATGACATTGATGCTATTGAAAAGAACTTCAAGGAACTGTTCTCTGATTACTTTTACGTCGGATCAGTGCCCATTGACTTTGATCTTCAGGACGAAACACGGAAATGTCTGGTCTCTACTCTCTGCTCTATGAAATTGAAAGAACTCTACGACAAGGGATATCAACGGATTGGGATCGTGATCAACACGGACCCCCACGATGGACCCGGACAGCACTGGGTTGCCGTGTTCTGTGATATTCGTCCGGAACTAGAATACCCTCGCTTTACCTACTTTGATTCGTATGCGCTGACGCCAGAGAAGGAAATCAAGAAACTGATGAAGAGGTGGAAGACACAGTGGGACGCAACCGGGATTCACAAACAGGGAATGAAACTGACCTACAACAAGACGCGTCACCAATACAAGGATTCGGAATGCGGAATGTATTGCCTCTATTTCCACTATGCATGTCTCATGAACATTCCCATGGATGCCCATATTCCTGATGATGTCATCAATGGGTTTCGCAACCTTCTGTTCCGGATGCCGAAAATAGAATCAAACAAGTAAGTAATGAAGTGGCTTCTCGCTGCAATTCTCGCAGCATTCCTTGTGTATCTCGTCTATGACACCTTTGCAGAAAAACCCATACTTGTGCGCCGGAAACGCCTGTGCGATTACACGGTGTCTGGTTCCGTCTACGAGGACATTCCGTCGGCGATCAAGCGTGGTGTCCGTCTTCTGGAGGTCCACGTGTATTCCGATGAGCGTGATCAAC